GTATAGAAGAGTAGTCGAAAAACAGTCAAACGGCTCATGGATTAACGTAGGATAAATATGGATATGAATAGGCAATCTGCACTAGCACAGTTTAACAAACTTAACAAAAAATTTACAACTGTTCTTGGAATGGTTGATGACCAATCATTACTAAACCATGAATTGTATCTATATAGAGAAATTGAAATAGATCTTGATAATGAAAATGTAAGAGGTGATTATGACAATTACACAATTTATGATGTAAATGAAACACCAGTAATTACTGAAGACGCACTCAATAACATAGCAAGAAATCGAATAATAGACAAATATCCGTTAGAAATACAATTAAGTATTTTAGGATCTGTGTTAGAAACACTAGCAGACAATGCAAGTGTAGCAGCAGAGGATCTAAAAGAAATGAATGACTTTATAGCAGAAGTCAGACGTGCTAACGGAATAAGAAAAGAATACTTTAGAAACAATACAGAAGTTGAATATAAAAGCACTGAAGACATTGATAATGAGATTGCAGAAAAATATGAAGGTGCTATACAGGAGTTTGGTAATGACATACGTGATATCTAATTACCTTGACAAATTAACTGCTATGAGAGCAAAGCAGTATGTCGAAAATCTTGAAGATGTAAGATGGGTTAGAAGATCTAAACTTACTCCACCTAGGCAGGTTGAAAATTCTACATGTGCATATGATTTTTGCGGACATTCTCAAATGCCAAAGCATATGGTTGAATTTTTAAAATCTATTGCTCCTCACTTCAGCGATCATAAATTAGCAGAAATAGCGGTAAATAGATACAAGGTAGGAGATTATCTTGGTAAACATAGAGACTTCGATTACTATAGAAAAAATTTAGTTATTTCTTTACAAGATAGTGAAGACGGTGTTCTAATTAACGAGAGCAACGAATTTATAAAAGATTCTATCGGACAAGGCATTTGCATTGATGGAATAGGTCCGGTGCATAGTGTTGCACCAGTAAATAACCAAAGATATTCATTAGTTTATCTTTACGAGTAGGAAATATGTATATACGTAGAAACCAAATAAGCTCAGATAATTTAACAGCACTAAACAATATTTTAGAGGCTGTAAATTTTACATCAGATAGCACTAGATTAGGATCAGGGCAACTTGCTAACATAAGTGTTTATGAATATTCAAAATGGAAAAAGTGGAATAGAACACAGCGTTCTAATTTCAAAGCATGTTTTGAAGCAGATGATATAAACAAAGCAGTAATAGGATGGTTCTTAAAATTTCCTGCAAACACAGGATTTTTAGATACAATTAATGATTGGGATGGAGCAAAGTCAGTAGGAACTATAGTTGCATACAGTTTAACACCTAATAATACAATAACTATAGACGGTGACGAAATTACAGTAGAACAAGGACACGGGGTTGAATTTTCACTAACAAATCCACATTCTGTAAGCACATCTACAAGTAATAGCAATTGGGCGTGCCTAATGCTAATGAAGTAAAACGATAAATACAAGTGAACTAGGAAAAAACGCAAAATGGCATACCAAGTAGATAAATTTAACGGAACTTTTTTAACGTCTGTAGAAGACGGAACTATTGATACAACCACAGACCTACGCTTTGTAGGTAAAAACTATGCTGGCTACGGTGAAGTTCAAAACGAAAATTTCCTACATCTTTTAGAAAATTTTGCAAACACTACAAGTCCTCCTAAAGCAGTTGAAGGACAAGTTTGGTATGACAGTGGAAATAAAAGATTAAAATTTTATGATGGCACTAAATTTAAATCTGCTTCTGGTGCGGAAACATCAGGAACAGCACCTTCAGGTTTAGCAACTGGTGAATTTTGGTGGGACACATCTGCAAAACAACTATATGCTTGGGACGGAGGAGCATTTGTTCTAATCGGTCCTGAGGCTTCACCGGATTTAGGTGTAAGTGGTGTTGCAGCACAAGTTGTAAAAGATACAGGTAACACTAATCATTCAATACTTAAAATTTTAGCAGGCGGAAAAGTTGTTGCTATAATTTCTCAAACTTCATTTACTCTTAATAGTGCTGTAAATCCAATTGATGACTTTACTTTAATTAAGAAAGGAATAACACTTGCAGCAACAGATGCAAACGGAGTAAGTGGTAATGATTTTGTTTATTGGGGAACAACATCTAACAGTTTAAAATTAGGCGGCATTGATGCTGACAACTTTATACAAAAAGGTTCAGTTTCATTTACCTCAACAGTAGTATTTGATGATAATGGTTACTTACTAGGTGACCAAAGAGATCTTAAAGTATTTGTAGAAAGCGATGATCAACCAGTTATTGAAAGTCAACTAGGTAATCCTTTAAGTGTTGTTATATCAGATGGTATTACAAGAAACTATGTTGCAAAATTTATAACCACAGGAATTAATCCAGGTGTTACTAACAGTTTTAATATTGGGACAAGTTCTTTAAAATGGAACGAATTACATGCAGTAAGTCTTAACGGTGCATTGACAGGAAATGTAACTGGTAATGTTACTGGAAGTGTAACTGGTAATGTTGTTGCAACAGATACACAAGTATTAGTAGATGCTACAACAAAAGAAATTGGTTATGCAACTGCTACTTTAAGAGGAACACTTTTTGGAAACGTAAGTGGTAACGTAACTGGAACAGCATCAAATGCTAGTAACCTTAACAACCTGGCACCGTCGGATGTAGTTCCAAGCCCGTTAACTCCTACAATTACAGTTAGAGATAACAATGGTGATATTACTGCTAACCAATTTAAAGGTATTGCTGACAAAGCAGATAGATTAAAAATTGATGATTCTGCAACAGATACTGATCCAGATTATAGATCAGCAAAAACAACTGCAACAGCAGATTCAATTGTTGCAAGAACTAGCGTTGGTGATATTAACGCAAATCTTTTCCAAGGAACAGCAACGGCAGCACGTTACGCCGACCTTGCAGAAAAATATCTTACTGACAAAGATTATGAACCAGGCACTGTTATCAGTGTAGGTGGTCATAGAGAAGTTACTGCTTCAAATGATGGTGATAAAGCAATAGGTGTTATTAGTAGCAGTCCAGCGTTTATGATGAACAGTCATCTAAGTGGTGGACAATATGTTGCACTTAAAGGAAGAGTTCCTGTAAAAATTACAGGAGCAGTTACAAAAGGTGATAGATTAGTTGCAGGCAATGATGGAGTTGCTAGAGTTGCAAACGAAGCCGACTATGTAAATACTTTTGCAATTGCTTTAATAGATGACAACCAAGAAGGTGTTGTTAGAACCATAGAAGCGGTGATTTTATAATGGCTGATATTCTTGCAAGTGATATAAACACAATTAGACAAAAAACTATTGATGTATTAGGAACCGGAGCAGCAAGTTTCGGATACGGACAGAATGTTTATAGTAGTGCAGTTAGTGCAGGTCAATTAATTCTAAAATCACAATGGGACGCAGTTAGATACGACATTGTTAATTCTTGGATACATCAAACAGGAAATAATCCAAGTGCTGTTTTAGTTAACGCAGGTGACTTAATTTCAGATGATCCCGGCGAAGCATTAGCCAATTATGATTTTTATGCGGATACTATTAGAAACAATAGATTCGATGTTGCTACAGGACAATACCAAATAACTGCAATTGATACAAAAACAGACGTAGGCACTTGGAGCACAACGGCAGAATCAACCTTAACTATTACATTTACTACTGCCGATGAAGCAAGATTCTTTTTTAATAGTGGCGGAGCAATAAGAATAGGTTCGTCATTTGCTCCAGGCACAGGTGCAACTTCTCAATCTAATGCATGGGCAAACTTATTATCTACAGCAGGCGATCAAGATTTTAGCGGTGACTTAATTGCTGCAACTGGATTTTATACACTTACAAACACATTTCAAGAATACTACCAAACATCTGCAAGCACACCTTACTCTGCAAATGCATATAGTTTGCAGGCCAAATGCGATGTAGCAGACAATTCAAATGGCACAGCAACTGAAGTTACGATTAGAATATACCTAAATGACTCATATGTTGACCCAGGTGCACCAGCACCAGGAGATCAAGTTGATGGAACTTTAACTATTACTGCTGAAGAACTACGTGCTGTCGGCACTTTACAGCCTTTATCAACACCATTTACAATTACTGCACCTACGTATTCTATGTCAAACATAACCACTACCTAAAATATACTAGGTAAATACTTGTGGAGTAAAAAAATATGGCAGGTGTAAACACAAAAATTTTAGCAAGTGACTACAATGCGATCCAAGCAGATATTGAACAAATACTTGGAACAGGGTCGGGTCAATTTGGTTACGGGCAAACAGTTTTTAGCAGTCAGGTAACAACCTCAGATGTTGTAACAGTAAATGAATATGCAGCACTTAGATACGATATCATTAATGCATACAAGCATTTGTTTAACGCTACACCTCCTAATGTCGATGCTAAGATTTTAGGTGAAACTATTAGATACAGTAATACTGATGAACCAATTAATTATTGGGCAAATGTAACAAATAGTATAGAAACTAACAGACGTAACCTTGCAGTAGCAGGACAAAGATCTACAACTAATCATGGAACTGAAACTTTTACAGGAACATGGGGTGCAAATTCTACTCCACAACTATATTGCAATGTAACTGTTGAATTCTTAACAAGTGAAAATGCAAGATTCTTTTTCAATAGCGGTGGTTCTATAAATTTTACAAGTAGTAGAACAGGTGGGTCTACAACTGCTCAAAATACTTCGTGGACTAGTCTACTTTCAACAGCAGGGACTAGAACTTTTGGAGGCAATACACCTGGCACAGGTGTAAACCCAAATGATGGAACAAACTGGTTTAGAATGAGTAACACACCCCAAGAATGGAGTAGTATTGTTGCATCGTCACCATACGCATTAAATGAATGGAATATTCTTGCTAATACAGGCGACGGAGTTAGCGATAACTCTGCAGGAGGAAGCAGGATCATCAACTTTGATATATATTGGTTAGATAATCACGTTGCACTTGGAGGTCCATCTGCTACAGGAACACCAACTCAGCCAGGCGGATTTGGTCCTGATGCAGTAGACGGAACAATCAGTCTTACTGTTCAAACTATTGAAGCAGCAGGTGTTTTGGATCCTGTTGGTTCAGGAAATTTTGAAGTTGAAACACCTACAGTAACAATCGGCACTATCATAAATTAATTTTCTTACCCATAGTAACACCAGATAAATAATATGCTACTATTATTAAAATAGGAGGTGTTATGCAAGAAACATTCAAAAACGCATTAGAGTTTGCAAACTATCGTCAAACTTTAGAAGTATCTCGAAAGCGTCTAAAAGAAAAAATGGACGCAAAATTGACCTATGGTCACAATGGAGGTATTTTCAAAATAGATAGAAGTTTGTTAAACTTTGTAGAAATGCTAATCTATAAGGACAGATCTGAAAATGTTGTTTTACTAGATATTAACAACAATCCAGTTCTTGTAGAAAATTTAGTAGATTTTAGAGAGGAAGTATTTGACAGATATTTCGAAGTAACTAACGAATATCATGAACAATATCAGCAATTAAAAAAGAGTAGATCTGTAGAAAAGTTGATAGAAGTTTAGTATGAATTGCGGTATAGTTATATTTGCTCACAATAATAGGCAGATAGATTATGTAAAACTGTCTATGATGTCTGGTGCTCTCGCTAAAAAGAATCTAAGCAAACCGGTTTCACTTATTACTGATCCGTCTACAGCAGATTGGATGAGAGAGTCAGGTGTGTTTCAAGAAGCAGCCGACATTTTTGAAAAAATTATTATTACTCAAAGACCTGAATCAGGAAATAACAAGATTTATAGAGACGGAAAAAACAAAATTGCCGCTCCTTTTAACAATACCAATAGAGACAACGTATGGTTCCTTACACCATATGAAAGAACATTATTAATTGATAGCGATTATTTGGTGTTGAGTAATAAGTTAAATGAATATTGGGATGTTGATACTAGTTTTATGATAAGTGATACCTATGAAGATATTATAAGCGAAAATAGAATAGGTTACTTAGACAAAGCAGTTTCTGAAACAGGTGTAAAACTACTATGGGCAACAACGATAATGTTCACAAAAAATCAAGAAAGCAAAGTTTTATTTGAATTAGTGGATCATATCAAGGAAAATTATCAACAATATGCAGATTCTTATAGGTTCAATCCAACTGTATATAGAAACGATATATCATTTAGCATAGCAACACATATTTTAAATGGTTGGGACAATAATAATGATTATGTCCTACCTCCTGTCTTATCTTCACCTGACATAGACCAGTTGTATGATGTTAGAGATAATTTAAATTTAATATTTTTGTCTGATGATAAAGCATCTAACATTAAAAACCAAGATATTCATATAATGAACAAACAAAGTTTGTTAAGAAATTATGATAAAATTATGGAGCAGTTATGACATTTGGATATTTAATAATTGTTAATGATAAAGAAGATACAAATTATCTGAATCTTGCCTATGCTCTAGCACTTAGCATTAAAAATACTCAAAAAGAAGGTTATGATAAGGTTGCTCTGGTTGTTGATGATAAAGAAAGACTGAAAAATTTAACCTCGCCGTGGGTATTTGATGAAGTAATTGAAAACAAAGAGCATAAACACTGGGATGGTCGTTCGTATATGGATTTTTTATCACCATGGGAAGCGACTGTTTGTTTAGATGCCGATATGATTTTTACTAGAGACTACAGTCATTGGATAGATTATTTCATTAAAAACTGTAATCTTTATGTTGCAAACAGTGCATATACCTATAGAGGAGAAAAAGTTACAAGTGATCATTATAGAAAATGCTTTACAGCAAATGAATTACCTAACTTATATTCTTATTTTACATTTTTTAAAAAATTTAATCCAATGATGGAAGAATTTTTTGATCTTAATAGAGAAATAATTGAAAATCCTGAAGTGTATGCAAATAATTTTTTAAGTGCTTATAAACCTAGTGTTATAGGAACAGATGAAGCGTTTTCTTTAGCAGCAAAGATTTTAGGTATTGCTGATGACATATCATATCCTCTTAGTTTTCCAAGAGTAGTGCATTGCAAAGGAATGTTACAGAATTGGCCTTATCCGGCCGACAATGTTTTTGATCATGTAGGGTTTTACATTGATAGAAAAGGAAGAATTAAAATAGGTAATTATCAGCAACATGATATTGTTCATTATGTTGATAAAGAAAAAGTAACGGCAGAAACAATTAATATATTGGAGGAAATAGCATGGAAAAAGACATAAAAGATCTGCCAGATTTTGATGAATGGATTAAAAATTACAAACCTGATCCTATAAATTATCTGGCTGCATTTGATAGTGAGACAGGTAAAGTGTTGACGGTCGGTCCTGATTATAGTATCGACAAGGAAAAGTATCCAAATACACTTGCACTAGATTCAACTCAAGCAGAGGCAATTATATCAGGAGAAATTAAATTAAGCAAATGTTTTATAGATCCTAATGCTGGTGAACTTGAGATTGTAGAACAAAAGGATCTATTTAAAATAGATGATGTTTTACACAGGATAGTAAACACAGAGTGGAGCAGTATAGAAAAACCAGATGTATTTCTTGAATATGATAAGAAGTCTAGCAGACTAACTGTAAAATTATCAGAAGAGCTAGGCGGAACTCATAAACTTGATAAAAAATGGCATCCTATTGTTAAACGAAAAATGTTTTGGGATGGAGAAACAGTTTTAAGTTTTTCAATTACTGAATACAATGACCCACATATTGTTTATGACAAAGTAGATGTAAAACTTTCTGATATTTCAGGGCAAGCAAAAAGTTTTAATATTAAATGTCCTGAAAAATTTAGTGTTTACACAAGAAGATTACTTAAAAATTATGTGATTGAGGAAAAATGAAAAAAGTTGTAGAGTTTGATGTATTCTTTTTAAGTTACGATGAGCCAAATGCTGATCTACACTACGCAGACCTATGTAATAAGGTTCCGTGGGCTAAACGCATACACGGAGTAAAAGGATCAGATCATGCACACAAAGCCGCAGCAGAACAATCAGAAACTGATTGGGTGTTAACAGTTGATGCAGATAATATTGTGTATCCAGAATTCTTTGATATAGAAATTGATATGGACAATCCAGACATCCGTGCATACAGTTGGTGCGGACGCAACAATGTTAACGGACTGCGTTATGGTAACGGCGGATTAAAGTTATGGAACAAAGATCATGTCCTAAACATGAAAACACATGAGAATGCAGATTCAGAAAGAGCACAAGTAGACTTTTGTTGGGAAACAGGCTACAGAAATTTTCCTGTGACGTTCAGCGATACAATTATAAATTTTGATCCATTTATGGCATGGAGAGCTGGATTTCGTGAAGGTGTTAAAATGACACTAGATGGAGGACTTAAAGTTCCGCCACAAGATATAGAAAAAAGAGTATGGTGGCACAATATTCATAGGTTAAGAATGTGGAGCACAGTAGGTAGTCATGTTGAAAACGGTTTGTTTGCAATATATGGAGCAAGACTAGGAACATACTTAACAAATTGCACTGATTGGGATCATGTGCAGGTAAGAGATTTTGAATCGTTAAGAAATCTTTATAATGATCAATGTAAGCAATACGAAGATGGCTTTGGATTAGAACAAGAAATAAAACGCTTAGGTAGCGAATTACGAGAACAACTAGGTTTTAACTATCCTAATTTAGATCCTTCGATGAGCAAATATGTTATGGATCTTTATGAAGAGTCTATTAATTTAGGTAAAACATATTACAGTCAAACTTATGTATGATATTTTTTTTGTAAGCAACAACAATATAGATAGCGATGCTTGGACTAAATTCAAGTCACGATTTCCTTCTGCGCAAAAAATAGAAAATGCAAAAACTTTTACAGATGTTGCAAAAAAATCATTTACTAAACATTTCTGGGTAGTATGGGATAATTTAGAAATACAAAATAGTTTTACTTTTGATTACAAAATTCCTGAGTGGGATAGCAAGTATGTGCATGTATTTAAGAATGGAGATTATTTTGACGGTGTGTGTATATTTCCCAAATCTGCAAAAATTTTGCAAAGAGAATGGGATTATAGATTTTTTACAAACAAAAAAGAAATAGATACAGTCGCAACACAACCTAAACCTTATGACGTCGCTTTTATTTCTTATCATGAAAAATTTGCTACAGAAAATTATAACAAATTAATTAAGAAAGTTCCAAACGCACAATGGACACGTGATGTAAAAGGAATACATTTTGCACACATTGAAGCAGCAAAAAAAGCAACAACAGAAATGTTTTACATTGTTGATGCTGATGCTGACGTTTTAGATGACTTTAAATTTGATATGCAAATACCTTACTATGATTTCAATGCAAGAAAAAGTGTTTATGTTTGGAGAAGTAAGAATCCAATAAACGATTTAGAATATGGCTATGGCGGTGTAAAACTTTTTCCAAGAAAACTTACAATAGATATGGATACAACTAAACCTGATATGACAACAAGTATTTCAGATAGTTTTAGGCCAATGGATACTGTTGCAAATTCGACAATTATTAACACAGATCCGTTCACAACTTGGAAAAGTGCTTTTAGAGAATGTGTAAAGTTGTCTAGTAGAATAATAGATAGACAAGACGATACAGAAACTACAAAAAGATTAGATACATGGTGTAATGTAGGAGCAGATAAACTGTATGGAGAATATTCTATTAGAGGGGCGAAAGAAGGTAGAGAATACGGAAAGCAAAACAGTAATAATATTGAAGCACTGTATAAGATAAACGATTTTGAATGGTTAAAGGAAAGGTTCGATGAAAGATAAAGAAAGAATACAAAGTTTTGAACCTATGATGGACGAAGTGTCTCCGACATTTTGTTTAGCAAAATGGCACCACACAACAATTTATTTACAAACAGGAGAAACACACAGTTGTTATCATCCTGCTCCACACAAGATTCCGCTGGAGGGTCTCGAAGAAAATCCAAGTCTATTGCATAACACACCTCAGAAAAAATCTGAAAGACAGGCTATGATTAACGGAGAGAAACCCAGCGGATGCCAATACTGCTGGAATATAGAATGCATGGGTAAAGATTACATAAGTGATCGTAAAGAGAGAAATGCTAGTATCTATACTAAAGAAAGATTTGATGCTATTAAAAAAGATCCTATGGCAGATGTAAATCCACAATATGTTGAAATATCATTTGGTAATGAATGTAATTTTAAATGCGGTTATTGTCATCCAAAACATTCAAGTTCTTATCATAAAGAAATA